ATAAAAGATATTAACGATTTTAGAGTTCCATATTTGAAACAAAATGCGGTATATACATTTAAAATTGGAGATCTGGAAGACTACCCACAAGTTAAGAAATTATATATTTTATCGTTCTTATTGAAACAAGTTAAACAAGTTACTCAATTGACAGATGAAACAAAAAAAGAAATCAAAGAGGCTACCTCAAGCTTTGATAAAATATTTTCATCTGGTATGACTACTTTTTTGAAGGCAGTTGTTGAAACAGTAAATACTACAGTACCAAAATATGTAGGTTTTATGCAAAGAATAAGAGATTTGAATAATTAAAAATATTATATAATAATATATATATAATGTTATCATTCAAAAAGTCCCCGACGACTAACAATATTGCAATAATTCAAGATCCAGAAGAAGGATACAATCACAATAAAATATTGTATATTGATTCATCTAAAATAGACGCCCCAGCAAGTAAAAAACGCATTGATTTAGAAGGCGATGAGCAATTTGTGATATATCCCACAGTAAAACCAGAACGGGTATATATCGTGGGTCCAAATGGTAGCGGCAAGAGTTGGCAAGCTGGGAAATACTGCGAATCATACAACAAAGCATATCCAAAAAATAAAATCATTATGTTCTCACCCCATGAACGGGATGATGCATATGCACAAGTTAAGAACTTAATTATAATGGATCTGTCTGATTTGTCATTGTATGAAGAACCCATGGACATTACACGTTTACGCAATTGTTTGATCATATTTGATGATTGCGATAATCACCAAAATTTAAAAGCTAAAAAATGGTTAGATAGTATGGAGAAAGATTTGATAATGAATGGTAGAAAGTATGGGATATATGTTTTGTCCATTGCTCATATGATGATGAACGGACCAGCAACACGCCATAAAATAGCAGAATCCAACCGTACAATATTCTTCCCTCATGCAGGGTCATCGTATCATATAAATCGTTATTTAACCATATATTGTGGATTATCCAAAGAACAGGTGCAAACTATAATGGGCATAAAATCTCGTTGGGTTTGCATCAGTGCTTCATATCCACAATATATACTTTTTGATAATGGGTGTTATGTTTTAAAATAAATCATATATAATATATTTGTATAATATATTATAAATGGATAAATTAAAACGGGATTTATCGTATGCCTTATCAGATCAAGACATTAAAAAACTTAATCCACGAGCCAAACTCTTATTATATCAAGATGTTCAACGATACAAAAATATTGACCAATTGCTGCACCCATATGATAGCGTAATCATATTATATGAATGGAAAAGAACAAAAGATGCATCAATCGGGCATTATATAACGGTAAATCGTGTGAATAATGGGATTGTTGAGCATTTTGATTCATACGCAATAAAGCCAGATAATGAACTTGCCCAGATTAAAGACACATCACAAGCATTTAAAAAGATGACTGGACAAGATCATAAATATTTATTAGATTTATATTTTAAATCACCATATCCAGTTTCGTACAATCATTATCCATTACAAAGCCTATCTGATGATGTAGCCACCTGTGGACGTTATTCCGTGATTCGTTCTTTGTATCGTCATATGCCATTAGAAGAATTTGCAAAAATGTTTATAAACAAAAGGGGTACGCCTGATGAAATTGCAGTGGAATTAACTCAGCCATTAATAGAATATTTATAAAATAAAATATATATATAATAATATATAATGAATAGTATGCAATCAATGCACCCCATGGGTGAAGAATACGTATATTATAATGCTAAACTGTATAACAACACAAATACACCACTCGTGGCATCATTGAACGATACTCGGGCATCATCCATACTTAGGAATTGCTGTCAATATAAATGTTCTATTATCCGCTTTAGTGTTAATGGCTCGTTATTGCCGTTATTAGTCCCAAAAATACTTAATCCAAATGGTCCCCCACCATATATCGCTAATTACTCTGTCACTCTATCCTTCGGCGGTTTTTCGTTCGTTGCTCCTGTTGTTTTCACTGCACCAACTAATAACCAAATTAAACTGGCATATTACTATTTTAATGCATTCATTGATGATTTGAATAATGCGTTTCAAGCTGCGTACACCGGTTTAGCTGGCTTAGTTGCTGTCCCTGCTCCGAATCCTCCCGTTATGGTATGGAACCCACAAAGTCAACTGTTCACATTGTTCTTTAATGAGTCATACATAACAAATAACATAATCATATCAATGAATTATGATCTCTTTAATCTCTTTCAAAGCTTTCAAACTACATTCAATGGCTATTTCTCAGCTTTCGGGCGTGATAATGATTTAATTATAAGTAGTAATAACACCATTGGTGCACCTTTTGGGGCTGGTTCTCTATCCCAGAAGGCGGCAGCATTGACTGCACCATTTGTTGGTCTGCAACAAGAATTCTCATCGCTTACCAATTGGTCACCAGTAGCATCATTTTATTTTACTTCATATCAAATACCTATAAGAAATGAGAATTTACCAATTGTGTCAACGAGTGGTCAGTCATTCATAGTAAATAATAACTCATTGCCAGTAATAACAGACTTTGAACCAATTTTGGGATCTGACTCTGAATTTAATCGTGGACAGACGCAATATTTGCCGTCAGCGTCTTATAGGTTTTTAACACTTGAAAGCGATATAAATTTAAATACTATAGATTTGCAATGTTTCTGGACAGATAAAGAAGGCATATCATTTCCATTACTTATTGACTTGGGTTATTATATATCCGTAAAAATCTTGTTCGAAATGATTAGAAATTAAAAAACATATAGTAAAAATTTTATCTAATATATAGTATATAATAAAAATGTTAAATTCATCCGAAGATATCAAATTTGTAAAAGTAATCGCCCCATCGGTAAATATTAATGCACTTGGTAATAAACAATATGCAATCCTCGATGCTGCATCGGAGAATTCGTACCAAGCTCAAATAAGTCAGTCATTTAACGCATCTACAATAAATATTGAAGCAAATCCGCCTAATGGAATGACTTACATTAACCGTTATACCCCTGTCGAAGTGACATTTGAAATTACCTTTACGGGTACTTCGGGTGGTGCTGGTATTGCTCTGCTACAGGCTCCATTTTTGCCACATGCTCCAGGTGTACTGGTTGGTTCTGGTGGAAATTTTGATGCTCCAAGAGCCTATCCACTGATGAATGCAACAAACTCACTGCAATTAAAACTCGGTGATGCAACCATCTCACAAAACATAAATCAATATTTTAGAAACTTTAACCATTATCACAATTTTAACCAGAATCGTACTGGTTATGAATCTACAACCCCAAGCCAATTGGACCCGTCATGGTCTTATGCAAATACATTTGGAACAGTCCAGAATCCTATGAATGGTCCTTATGACTGTCCAGATGGAACAGAATGCCCACGTGGTGGATATGTTGACGCTCTGGTAACTCGCAACGATTCAACAGGTACCGCCGCCGATGTTGCTGTTGTTCGTTTGACTGTTCGTGAACCCATCCTTATTTCTCCATGGCTCGCTGATGGTAAAGATGCACATAACTCGGTTGATTTCATAGGCATTGAAACATTTAATTTAATCTTTAGTCTTGGTGGTCGTGGTAATGGTCCAACAGGTGGGCTTTTAGGTGCTCTGTGGTCTCACAATCCAAATAGTCCCTCAAGTATTACTGGTGGTAGTGTAAGTGTTTTGGGATCAAAATTATTATCTAACTATAAAACACCAGATCCAACACAAATTCTAAACTCTGCAGCTGGGTATACATATTCATATTTTGAACCGCAAAATTTTATTACATCGCTCCAATCGCCACTCGCTCCAGGACAAAGCACCGTAATTCAAATGAATAATATTCAACTTGGATCAGTCCCAAATTTGATTTATATTTCAGTTCAAGAATTAGATCAATTTTTTGATTTTACTAAGACAGATACATTTTTAGTAATTGATAATATTAATATAACTTTTGATAATCGCACTTCATTATTAGCAACAATGACCCCAATTGATCTTTATAATATGTCCCGCAAAAATGGATCAATCCAATCATGGCGTCAATTTTCATATGATCAAGGCTCGGTAATTTGTGTTCAATTCGGACTGGATTTGGCTCTGCCGGCAACGCTCACACCTGGATGCATTGGAAACTTTAGTTTGAACATGAAAGTAACCGTGAGAAATCAAACTACCGCTGCTTTTCCTGCAATATCTCTGAATTGTGTAGTAGTGCAAGAGGGTGTGATGACAATTTCTAATAATCGCTGTTATAGAACAATTGGACCGATCAGCCGATCCGATGTTCTTGCATCTAAAAATGGACCAATCGCCCCATATCATCATCCCACAAATTTCTATGGAGGTAATTTCTTAGATAAACTTAAAAAATTATTTGGTCGACTTGCTCCAGTTCTCAGGACAGGTTTGAATGTAGCCCAGCATGTAGCCCCAGCATTTGCCCCAGAATTTATGCCAGGATTACAAGTAGCATCAGATGCATTAAAATTAACAGGTAATGGTTTAGTCGGTGGTCGTCGTCGTCGTCGAACCCGTGGCGGTGAAATGATGAGCAAACAAGATTTATATGAACTTATGTAAAATAAAAAATATATAGCAATTATATATATATAAATGAATTTACAACTTTTGAACTCTGGTTCTCCAAATGAAAAATTGTGGCTAAATCCTGTGTGTAATGTTCTTACATGTAATCAATTAATTACTCCCACACCTCCACCTGCAGCCGTTGAAGTATATAATATGCATAGCATAAATATAGTGCCATTAGTAACACCTTTGACATCTCCAGCCGATACGATCGGTATTCCAAACGCAAATATAAACCTCGTAAATAATACTTATATTGCACCTGTAAATTGCTTTTTATTAGTGAATTATTCGCTTATAATTTATTATACTAATACAAGCTTAACTATCGGGTGCACAATGACTGTAACAATAAATGGAGTAGGTACATATTTATTCGATCAATTGACTAAAGCGGCAGGTTCCGCAACTGGTCCACTTACATTGTCGTGCAATGGCGTTCTGCAATTGAATGCGGGTGATATTGTTGGTTTTTCGTTGCTATCGTCTGGCAATTTAGCTAATACATTATATGGTAATGTTTCATTGTCTGGGACAGTGTTATAATTAAAATATTTTAGATGATATTTTTAGAAATATCATATAATATATTTACGATCGGATTAATTCGGGTGGATCTTCTGGTAATGCTTCAAGCGTCGCTGCATGTTTCTCCGTCCATGGCAACCACTGCAAAGAATAAATTAAATAACTATTAAATGTGTTATCTTCTTTATCATACACCGATTGATAAACCCGATATGCAACTTGTTCGAATACACAAAATAGTCCTGGTTTCTCTGGTGGTACAAAATCAACTAATGCAATCCCCGCTCTATCTAAATATTTTAATAATACATTTATGCTCTCTTTTGGTTCTGCTGCTGTGATAAGTTCATTTTTATCATTGTTGTTGTATCGTAATAAGAATTCCATTTTATATATTATACTATATATTATTTTTTTAAAACAGTTTTGTTAATGTAAAATAATTACATGTTAAAGTGTTATTTATATTCGCTACTGCCCACTGCATCGTAAAATCTAATGTATTAGACACAAGAGGATTAAAGGTATTATTTACTTGTTGATTGGTAAACCCACGTGCATCCGATCCGTTATTATAACTAAATGTAAAATTAGATATGATTTGTGTTCCTCCTGTAAATGTAAATTGTGTTTCAACATTCCAACCTGTGGTTGCCAGTGGCACGCTTGTCAATGATAATAAACCTGTTGAAAATAGAGTTCCCGAATTTGTTAATCTCATTGTGAATTGTTGACCATTTGATGAATCCCTAAAGGTACCCCCACATTTTAATAAAAATGACATACCAGGCGTAAAGGTATTTGCGGGGACTGTTAAAGTTCCTGTTCCTGTTGGTATAATAGTTGATGCCACTGTTGTATTTGCTACTGTTACGGGTGTTCCTGTTGCTGAATATAAGCCGTATATTTGAGGCGTAGACCATACTGAGGTTGTGCCGCTATCCCGTGTTAATACTTGCGTAATTGTTCCAGCTGTAGACGGTAATGTATAATTTCCATTTACATTTACATTAATAAATTGGACTGAATCGGATGTATTTAAATTTTGATTGAAAGGATTTATGGCGGTTGGTGATGCCCAAGAACAAACCCCCGCACCATTCGTATATATATATTGATTGGCTAAACCATCCGATGTTGGCAATGTATAAGAATTGCCTATTGATACACCTGAATTATCAACTCGTAATCTTTCTACTCCTCCACCATCTTTGAATGTTTGACTTGTTGCATCCATTATTTCACGAACAGCCGTAAAAGCTCCATTAAATAATGATGTTGTTATTGAAGCATCTGTATAAACGCAGCTTGATTTTGCCTGAGGTCCAACGATTGCCATTGAATTTGCCTGACAGTCTATCAGTCCATTTCCCGCAAAATATGAGGCTATCGTAAATGTTCCGTTATTATTCAATGATAGCGATGAACCATTGGGACCAGATAAGGCATTTTTACTAAATAATGCGGTTGTTGTATCGTCTACTACTAATCTATTAACAACACCATAATCTTGGTTTATTACCAACGTATCGGGAGAAATAGCAACTGCCATATTTTTTGTCAGTCCTGCATTTTGTGATGCAAAATATGTTGATGTGTCGTCGGTTAATAAATCCGATATAGCGGCTAATTGTAATCTTGATGTCCCGCATTCTAATTTAGTTTTAATGGCGTTCTGTGTTAGTCGTGGTAAACTGTTTATATTTATATCTAATTCACTTGAACCATTAACAATCTGTGTTGTTGGAGTTGTTATATTTAGTGTTGCATCTGTTGTATCAATTGCCGCCACATTCCGCAGCAGTGATAAATTCATATCTATATTGCCTATTGCTGACATCCCACCGCCACCAATTCCAATATCATTACATGTAATACTTGAAGATAGATCATTGGATTCAATTTTATCTGAGGTTGTGACAAAAGGGACATTAGGAACAATACTATTACATTTAATATCATAACAAACAATATCAAGCCATTTCTTTTCGTCTGGCGTACCATTCGTAAGGAGTTGCAAATTCATTTATATTATATACTATATATTATATAAAATTATTCTAAAATGTATTATCCAATGGGAAAATATGATTTGCTGGAATTTGAGAAATCGCATTTGCCATCCAAAAAATATAACGCAGTATTAATAAATAGAAAAACGGGCAATGAAGTACGTGTACCCTTCGGTGCTCGTGGTTATGAACAATATAAAGACACTACGGGATTAAACCTATATTATAAATATAATCATTATGATGCTGGGCGTAGGAGGCTATATAAAGAACGACACAAGAAAGATATTAAAAAAAATTATTATTCTCCTGGCTATTTTAGTTGGTTTTTTCTTTGGTAATCCTATGTGTGATGAAAAATTTATATCTTTGATGCTTGGCAGTTTTCTTGTGGGCTATCATTCCATGTTTGGTAATCGTTGAGCCGCAGATACATTTGATTTTGTCCATTTTATAATTTATTAAAGTGTTTATTGTTTAAGCGTTTTTAGTGTTTAATAATCACCACGATAGTGTCTCAAATTTTCTCTGCGTTGTTCTGGGTTCATCCAATCCCCCGTATAAACATTATCCTCTCTTAAAAATCCTGCTCTTACCGCTGTGGCTATGTATTCACTGCGTATTTCTGGACTCATCCAATGATATGTATCGCCTTTTATTAGTTCTTCTATTAGTTCTTTGTCTTTTTTTATTTGTTTCTTTATAGCCCTTGCATGTTTCCACTTCCTAAATTTAGCTTTCGGTACAAATAACATGCATCCAATAAACTGTAAAACAAAACTATTTTCCATTGGTTGTCTATCATCTTCATCGTCCTCGTCGTCTGTGTCTTCCTCACTGTCGGAGCTCTCGTAATAATGTATTCTGCAGTATTCGCTTTGTTTTTTCATTTTTATTATTGATTGGCTAAACATTGATTTATAATGTTTTTCTAAAATCAAATTAGAAATATCAGTTGGAAAGTATTTATTAAGTTCGGCTTGCATCTTGTCTTATAATATGTTAAAGTTC